GCTGTCTTAACTTCAGATTCAGAAAGATTTTTACTTTCTGTGAAATTAATTACAAGAGCTTCGTGTGTGGGTAGTGTTTTGTATTTGTTGGCAAAATCTTGAACTTCTTTGAATACATTTCTTTCATTGATATCGGAGAAATACTCTGGTCTAATAAATGGAATAACTTTACGAGCATACTCCTCATTGTATATCAAATTCTTGATTATCGTCTTTTCTAAGCGTTTCATATTGTTGTTTCGTTAAGATTTCAGTTAGTATATCACCCATCATTGTAGAGAAGTTTTCATCTTTTGTCAAGTCATCAATGTCGTGTTTACCTGGATTTACAACTGTATATCCAAACTGTAACACGCCCATTTCGCCTTGCGGTACTACTCTTACTTTACCATAATGGTAAACAACACCAGCATACTCACCTTCTAAGATTTGTAGGCCGGTGATTTCAGAGTTAGTAAAGTCGATGAACTTAAAATCTTTACCTTCAAGCGGCATCTTCTTCTTCTTGTAAAAGAATTGGGTTACTTTCTCCCATAATGTTTCCATAAGCGATTCCATATTTTTGATTTACATACTCTTTGAACTTTTCATCTTTCAATAATGGCAACATGAAGTCATCCGTTTGAGTAGCTTCAAATCTTACTTTGTCACCTATTTCTCCACTTTTTTGGTCAACCTTTGCATACCAACCCGGAGATGGTTTAGAAAGAAACCCGCCTTCAATGGCAATATCCACAAGGCCAGAATACTTTTGGATACCACCATCAAAAGATACGCTGATAGGAATCTTAGACTTTTCTTTAACATAACGAGATTTCTCCACATTGATAATAAAATTGTAACCAGTAATTTCTGTTCCAGTTTTTTCTTGTTGACGACCAAGAATATAAATGTTATCAGCAGAGTAATAAGAACCTGTACCACCACCAACGATATCTTTAGGGAACATACCAATCTCTTTGTAAGTATGATTCACAACAACCAATGAAATATCTTTTAGATTTAAGTGTGGTGTGACCATGCGGAACAAACTCTTAACTTGTTTAGCACGGCTCATATCTGCAACTGATTTACCTTCAAGAGCATCTTCAACTTCTTTCTTTGATGCTAGATTACCAATAGAATCAAGGATAATAATTAGTTTATCACCACGATTCACTTCTTGAAGCTGTTGCATGATATCAAACTTCAATTGTTCAATGTCAGTCAATGGAGTATGCAACACTCTGTCCATGTCAATCTCAAATGTTTCAAAGTATTTGATAGGTGTACCAAACTCTGAATCATAGAATAAAAGAACGGCATCTTTGTATTTGTCCATATACGCTTTAGCCATTAATAAACTAAATGCCGTTTTAAAATGTTTAGATGGCCCAGCCCACATTGTTAGGCCTGGAATAATACCGCCATCTAATTTACCACTCAATGCCACATTAATCATTGGCACATCGGTTGGTACCATATCTTTGTCTGTAAAGAATTTAGATTTGGATAGAATTGCACTATCTTTAATCGTTGAATTCTTTTTAATCTTTTCAAGTAAACTCATATTAAAACTGACCTCCATCAAGTGTCGTAATTTTGGATTTGGGTATCACTTCATGCATTTCGCCATCTACATAAAAGGATTCTAATGTATTTGAGGCTGTGTTGTCAACCTTTTTCTTCTTCTTTGCCTTCTTTATAGGCACAATCTGTTCTTTGTCTTGGCCTCTAAACCTTTTGTATGTTTGATTTGCGGCAATCAATAATAATATTGCAAGTGGGTCAAATACAATAATGATAGTAAAGATAACTAACCTTACAGCTTTATCTATGAAACTAGGATCATCTTTATTATAGAATATTTCGGCGATGTATTTAATTGGCCCAATCTCTGCCGTCAACTTGTTTTCTTCTTTCATTAACGGCAACTTTTCTTTTGATAAACGATTCAATTCATTTTGTGTGGTTTGAATTTCTTTGTCAATCTTATTGGTTGCTGTTGCTGGGTCACCTGCTCGTTTCAAAAGATATTCTAATTTATCACGAGCAATCTTCTCTTGTGTTTCTATGGTCTTTAATTGAACTGTATTAGCACCAACAACCACATTTGATTCAATGTGAGCTCGTGATAGATAACCAAAAATACCCATGCTGGTAATCAACATCAAAAGAATAATTGCAATTGAGAAATAATATTTCATCAGGCGATTTGTTTCTGCCCAATTATTATATAGCCAAGATACTGTTACTAGCTTTGCAATCTCAAGGATAGAACCCATCAGTATGATTGGCCAGAAAGAACCAGGAAATATCTGTGCAAGGCCAATCACAGAATAGAAAGCTGCGATTGCTGACAGAGCAATTGCAGTTAAAAAAGGTAATAGGGATTGTAGCATTATGGATTAGATTTTGAATGTGGTACATCAAATACAAAGGTTATTCTTGTGCAATCACCAATGTTCTCTGTACCATGTAGTAATTTGTTATTGAACCATAGCAGAGTACCTGGTTCGACTATCACTTCTTCCTGACCAACCATATATTTATACTTTCCCTGTATTGACAGATGGTATCTATCTTTTGAAATATAATATGAACCTTCATCTATATGACGACCAACTTGACCACCAACTTCCAATGATAGAAATCCACAGCGTTTAAAGTCTTTGAAGTGTCTTTTAAGAAAACGAATTATCTCTGTGTGTCGATGAAACGCAGGAGTTGGAATACAAATCTCACTATCACCAACAAAGTCTTTTACATCTGTTACACCACCAATCACCAACTGTAATACACCAGCAGGCAAGTCAGCAAAGCCACGGTCAACCAATGATTGAACACCATCTAAACCTTTTTGATGTTCCCAATCTTCAGGATATTGTTTCAGTTGATTAAGTATCTTTGAAACATTGATGCCTGTTTTGATGACACGAATATTATCCAAAGAAGTCCTCCAATGAACTACTCTTTTCGGTTGTCCAATTCATACAATCTAAAATCACTTTGATTGGTTCAAGAAATGCCTTTTCAAATTGAGTATCATAGTCAATATATTCTTGTATGCCAAATTCTTTTGGTAGACGAACAGGATAAGAAATGACCATATCTTTGAATGGGTTTGGTTGTTTCAGATAAGTAAACTTCAACTTCTCACCATCTTGAATCAATGGGTATTGTTTTGTCAGACCCAATTCTTTTAGATAGTGATTGTATATAATGGCACCTTTCACATGAATTGGTGTGCCTTTCTTATACATGGTAACTCTATCAGAATATTCTTTTAAGCCATTCAGACCACGAGGAAAAGATATTTCTTCTGGTGGTAAAGTCTTAAACCTTATTCTAAAGTCCTCAATAAATTTATGCACATCATCTTCAGTACCAGTCATCATAATCTTAATAGATTCTTTCATCATTTCACGGATAGAAGATGGTGTAGATGACTTAATCATTTCAAGACCCATGACCTTCATCTGTGGTTCATTATACTGAATACCTTCGTTGTTATATACATTGAGAATGTACCGCTTCTTGGCAGTCCAGATACCTTTATCTGCCAAAGATTCTCGTTTCATTTGCATCTTTTGAGCATACGCATTAACATAAGTTGCAAGTTGATTGTATGATTCATCAATATACGGCTGTATTTTATCTTCACAGACCTTGTCCATGATGGTGATGATTTCTTCAGTTGTTTTACTCTTATCTGCAACAATCTTTTCCATAAGCTCTCCAAGACGGAGATAAATGGAGTCAGTATCACTCGCAATAACATAATCTTCATTTGATGTTCCCAATAATTTGTTCATGTAGGCATTAATCTTGTTTTCTATCCAACGAATTGATAGTTGACCAGCCAAAGTAACTGCAAGAGCCATACGCAAATCATAGAAACGAAAGTATTGTGAACCCAATGCACCGTAAGCGGAGTTTAGTGAAACCTTTTTAGCAAGTTGTAAATTATTAAACTTTGCTATGTTCTTTTCAATCTCATACTTCTTCTTCAGGTCAGGTTCATTTTCATATTCTTGTTTTGCCTTCAACATCAATTTCTTAAACTTCTTTCTATCTTCATACATATCTTCCAACATCTGAGGCAAAAAGCCTTTCTTATCTGTTCGGAAGAATTGACCATTTGGTGTGATAGTAACACCTTTCAGTTTTGATAGGTCAATTTCTTTATTCAGTAACTTCTCAACTGATACACCACGAGAAATGATATCACGCATCTCTGGAGTATAATCAGCCACTTCAATCAGATTCTCTGGTGAAATACAATACTGCATCATTAAATGTGGATACAAAGAGTTCAAATCAAATGATGCCACCCACTTATGCATACCAACTTGTGGGTCTTTGACATATGCACCTTCAAATGCTGATGTTTTACTTTGCACAACTTTTGGCGGAACAACAATGCCTCTCTCTAGCAGATAAGCATATGTCATTGAATCCCACATACGAGTTTGTGCAAAGATATCTTCGTAGTTTGTTTTCGTATCATAAGCCAAAGTCATACCAAGTTCAATCAGCTTTAACTTTTCTTCCATACGCACAATGAGTTCAACGTCTTTGATATTATACTCAATAAACTTTTGATAGTTTAAACGATATAAAGCATGGAGATTATCATACTCATCAAACGATAGTTTGCTGTCGCCAAGTTCTACATTGGCGATGTTGTCTAGTTTATATGAATCTTGTGATTTACCTGCAGGAGCATACCATCTGTATAGTTCAATGTAATCAAGAAATGATACACCAACAAATTCATATGCAATCAATTCACGACCATTGATTACTGTCTTGCGTTCACTCAACATATTCCATGGTGATAACTTCTTTGTGTCATCTTCACCAAGAATCTTATTGAAACGATTTACAAGATAAGGTATATCAAAGAACTTAATGTTCCAACCAGAAAGAACATCTGGTGTGTTTTCTTGCCAGTAGGCTAGAAACTTTTTACATAAATCGGTCTCATCCTGGCAACGAATGTATTTTTCTTCACCTTTGGTTTCATATTCACCACAACCAAAGACAACAGTATCACCACCAAGATATTTGATACACACGGCAGTAATCTGTTCGTTTGCTTGATATGGGTCAGGAAATCCATTCTCTGAACCAACCTCAATATCAATAATAGCAATAGATATATCTTCTATGTTCCAATCAACCATGCCTTGATGGTTGTCAGCAATAAAGGCATATTCATACCTTGTTTGACCATAGATTTTGAAATTAGAAACTTCATCGTAACGCTTTACGAAATCACGAGCCTCACGAATAGAATCAAACTTCATTGGCTCAAGATGTTCACCTGTGAGAGTTTTGAACTTGGTAGGTTTCTTACTTGGCAAAAACAAAGTAGGCGAGTATGGTATCTTACCTTTTACTCGCCTGCCATCTTTAATGCCACGATAGAGAATGTTGTTGCCTACACTTGCAACATTTGTATAATAACTAGTCATTCATACATTCTATCATACTTTTGGGATTATGGAGGCAATTGTGATGCCACTACCAAAGATTTGGTTATATTGATTTTCTAATTCAACAACTGGTGTAGATGTTATTAGAATGTCATCTTTTTTAATTTTGAAACCATCTTTAAACTCTATTGCATATTCTAAGAATGGCGAGAAGGCTATACTACCAGGATCATTTTGTGACCGAGGTGGAACTTGGACAACTTGAACGGGTTCTTTAATGGTAATAACCGCACCCATTAAGTCCTCTGTTACTTTACCCATAAGGGTATGATTAGTCTTGAGTGTAAGGAGTTTTATCGTCATAATGTTTAATCTCTAAAATTGAATCAACGGTTTCTTTTGATTGTTTAAGTGCAAAGTCTGTAGCCTCTGTAAGTGTATTAAAAACTTTATTCACCACAAACTGATTAGAATTGTAGTAATACACTTTATACATTTACTGGCTCCGAAGCAGGAAATACTGCTAGTGTAACCCATCGTTTAGGAAATAACATTTCACGGCCACGATAGTCATTCATGTCAGCGGTTGGGTCTTGAACAAGACCAACGAGCTCAACCATATTGTCGAACTCACGGAGAAACAAGTCATACTTGTCGGCACGTGGCAACTTATTATCAATTGCCAATTTCTTTGCTATTTCACGGATGTTCATTTTGTTACCTTATTTAATTCAGATTGATAAGTTCTTTGTCTTAACTCGGAAGAACTAAACCGATGGGTGCGAGAATTGTAGTATGTTTTAATACCACGATTATCACAGATATCACGACCTGTCAAATGTTTTTCTTTATATTCTTCACCACAAATACGCATGGTGATAGGTAAGAACATTAACATATCTTCAAGGTCTTTTTCAGTATCATAAACAATAATTTCATCTACGAACTTCACAGCTGATAGTTGAACATATCTTTCTACAATAGACTGAACTGGTTTATTTTTTACATCAGGTCGGTCAATTGTTGGGTCTGTTTGCAAACCAACAATTAGATAATCACAAATCTGTTTACATTCAGCCAACATTAGAATGTGGCCTGCGTGTAACAAATCAAATGTTGAACAGGTAAAAGCTACTGGTCTACCAACCATTTCATCAGGCAATACTAACATAATTATTATCCTTGTTTCAATCTTAAAATTAATGCATCAATCTCAGCTCTCAATTGAGTATGAGAATTTGGCAACCAACACTTAACATGATTTAAGAACCGGATTAATTCCCGGTTATCCATATCAATCTGTATCATTTATACTTATATTCTTAACGAATATTTTTCCATCTTTTTCTTCATAATTTAAAACATCGCCTAATTTCCATCTCATTTCTTCCATAAGCTCATTAGGCAATTCAACGATAGCATCACCATTATCACAAATTTCTAATACTTTACTGGTGTATGATTTCATATTTGTTCCACTTCTATATTACATTTGTTTAAAAAATCAATGCCATTAGTATCACGGTAAGTATCACGGTAATAAACTCTATTGATACCTGCACCATAAATTAATTTAGCACAATGAATACATGGTGCATGAGTGCAGAACATGGTAGAATTAATTCCAGACTCTCCATCACGAGCCAGTTTAACGATAGCATTGGACTCAGCGTGTATCACTTCATCTTTTGTAGTTAAACTGGTAGTGTCATCCGAATGTTGGATTACATCCTCACAATCATTTGTCCAACCAGATGGCATACCATTATACCCAATTGAAATGATACGATTGTCTTTAACAACAACTGCACCAACTTTCAATCTCTTTGCAGATGACAACTGAGCAAATCTCTCAGCTGTATCCATAAAGGCATCAATCCACTTTCGCTTCATTCTTATTTGTGTTGGGTTTAATCTTTGCTAATTTGGCCTTTGCTTCACAAACTTCGGCATCAATCATCATTTTTTTATAATGACTGCTCTTGTCTAATGGCATAGAAGCCAAAATACGCTTTGTTTCTTTACTTAACTTAAACGCACTATTTGTTTTCATAATTCAACTCTCTCCAGTTTGTATTCTCAGGCATGATTTCAATTTTATAATCTGCCTTATCAATAAAGTTTTGTAATACGCTGCCACCATAACCATTGGTGCCGTATGATTTTTTATAGCAACGATACACCGATCCTGATTGCCCATGAAAATCATAGTAATCATCCGTTGATTCAACATTAACGATACCACTATTCATCTGCCATGAATCAGAACCAATATATCCACCATACCAACAGGCAAATACCTTGTATAGTGTTTCTTTATCGGTTGTAATCTTTACTACAACCCATCTATCAGGCGTATAATCACTCATTTAAATTTCCAAATATCTCAATTTAAATTCTTTTGCTCTCTGTTCGTAACCATGATAACCACGAGGATTACAAACAACCCTAGTTTCATCAACCAAATAATCAGACACATTATGCATATGTCCATGAGTCCACAATTTAATTTGTGGCCTGTCCATAATAAACTCGGACAAATCAGAATGAAAAGCACCATTCATTAGATAATCATTTTTATATTGAGCACCAATACTAATTGGTGTTGGTGCATGGTGTGTTACTGCTACATAACATTTTGTCTTATCTTGTGTTACAATGTTAATGAAGTCTAACATTTTCTTATGGTCTTCCACAGAATCTTCTACCGACCACCTAGATGGTGATTGATAATGATCCACAGCTTTAACAATTAAAGTGCCATCTTCATTTCGCTCACTCTCATGGTAAACATTTTTCTTATGTTGAACCATACGATTGCTATTTGTAATTAGGCGAAAGTCATTCATCGCTTTACCACAATGCCACATGGTGAGTGAATCGCCTTTGTTCATATCAGTCCACAATGTACCAGCAACAAAAGTAACACCATTATGTTCCCATGTTTCTTTTTCTAATACATGAATATTAGGTAAGTCAGCTAACTCAGCTTTCAATCTATCATATGTTTTAGCAATATCAAAATCATAATGCTCGTGATTACCCATAATATACACAACATGAGGAAATTGAAATGAGCACCGCTTAAAGAAATCTTTAACCATCATTCTTTCTTTTGGTTTGTGTTTGAATACTTTAGCGGTACAGATATCACCACTTAAAATAAGAACGTCAGCATTCTCCTCATTCTTTAATGTGAGGTCTGCAAACTCTAAATGAATATCGGATGCGAGTGCTATTTTCATAATACTACCATTATAACATTGAATTGTAAAAAGGTGCGGCAATTAACCGCACCCACCACCTACTCGGTTAAGAGTTCTTGTTTGGCAAACTTTAGTTTATTGCCAATTTCAATCTTGCGTGGTTTCTTTTCTTCAGGAATAACATTCTCTAAACCAACTTTAAGGATGCCATCTGAAAACTCTGCACCACGAACCTGAACGGTGTCAGCAAGTTTGATTGTTTTGGTGAAAGCACGAGTGCCAATTCCACGATGTAAGTATTCTACCTTACTATCTTCTTCAGCTTTTGTGCCTTTGATTACCAACGAACCATCTTCAACCGTGATATCAATATCATTCTTGTTGAAACCAGCAATTGCTAGCTCAACAACATATTGAGTATCATTTAGTTTAATGATGTTATGTGGTGGAAATTTATCAACAGTCTTTTCAACCCCATCAAATACTTTTTCAATGTGGTTAAAAAAATTATCAAAACCCAAAGTTGTTGGGTATAAAGGTGTTAGTTCAATACGATGAACCATAATTTTCTCCTTTGTTAAGCGAGTTAATAAAATGAATTACCCATTTGGCGTAATTCAGCTGGTTACGGACTCCAGCGATTTCGTATCGTCAAATCCGCTTTAGCACGCTTCGTACCATAAGTCGGTCCTAAGGTGAAGCTCAATAATTCTGGTCTGGTTTTTTACCAATATTATATTTAGTTACCAATTCCCATTCGTGTTTCTCTTTGAATGAAATGATTTTAATTTGGTGAAGTGGTGCAATATTATCTATCATCACTTGCGGATTAATAATTGTAACTAGACCCCATTCTTCTAACAACTTTGCAATTGCATTTCTCCTCTGAATATCATTTTCAGAAATGTTAGATGGTTTGCCGTCAAGAGCAAACAACTCTTTGAAATGCACGATGTAATACTGGCCTTGCTTGTGTAAAATATGGCAAGACTGATAAAGAATCCTTTCTTTTCTGGATGACACACCAATTCGTGTTAGCGTTTCACGAACTTTCAAAAAATCATCCTGCTCGTTGAGAGTTACTTCAACGAACTTGCTTAAATCTACCATGATGTTTATCCACCCGTATTGGTTTTTTCTTTTAATTGTTGGATTTGTTCATCACTAAGTAGGCGTAGAGCTTCACGAGCTTTGGAATCTGATAGTCCATAGACTAACTTAACACATTCTATATCTTCACTTTTCTCAGACTTAACCCACTTTGCGAATGGTCTTTTTTGAGACCTCACAGTATTTAGTAAAAAGTCGTTTTGAAGCCTCTTTCCAAGGTGGTGCCTTTGATTCATCTCATTCGCATAGATTATACAGTCTTTATGGTACGATAAAGAACGGTTGACCATAAATGGTATATAACCTTTCTCTGTAATATCATCAACGATTAATTGTTTCTTGTTCTGGAGAATGGCAGTTGCATAATCAAATGGGTTACTCATGTCAGCATCCTCACTAAGCCAACTGTATCAATAGCAGTAAGTAAGAGGTAATTAGCGACCATACCAAAAGATTTGCGAGTAAAAGCAGCCCACAAATACAAACTACAACCGAGAATCCAAATTGGATATAAGAGAAGTAGCGGTGGGTTAGGTACGGTGAGAGCCATTGTGATAGAGCAACCAATAGAAATTGCCCATGCCAAGAGTTCAACGATAAAGCGTAAAGGGTGGGATTTCCAATCATCATGTATCCATTTAAAAATGTTATAAAC